ATACTTATTTGAGAGAGGTTTGCGAGCCTTTCGATTTTAACGATCCACCTTTCGATCCTGTAGAATTCTCTAAGAAATTAATTGCTTTACTTTATGAGAAAAATGGGTTAGGATTAGCTGCGAATCAGGTAGGCACTCCTTATCGTATCTTTGCTATGCGAGGAGCTCCTGAAAACTTTGTTTGTTTTAACCCCAAGATCGTTGGTTCTTCTAAAGATCAAGTAGTCCTAGAAGAAGGTTGCCTTTCTTATCCTGGATTGCTTGTTAAGGTCAAAAGACCCAGCATGATTCGTGTTCGTTTTACTGCTCCTAATGGAGAGATTATGACTAAACAGTTTATCGGCATGTCCGCTAGAGTGTTTCAGCACGAGAATGATCATTTAGATGGTATTCGTTTCTTTGATAGAGCGAATAAGTTTCACCGGGATCGAGCAATGAGAAAGTGGAAACAGTGAATCATTATTTTAATTTCCTAGCGCTTAAAGAACGATTGATTTCCTTTGAAGAATGGGCTATACTATTATCAGTTATCTTTATTGTTCTTTATTGGTATCATAAGAAATGAATATCTTTTATCTTTCCGAGAATCCTGTAGAAGCAGCCGAGTGGATGGTGGATCGTCACGTCGTTAAGATGATCCTCGAGTCTGCTCAGCTGCTTTCGACTGCACATCGTATACTAGACGGTCGTGAGATACAGTTGGAAGTTCAGGTTGAACAGGAAGATGGCAAACTTAAAACCCGTAAGAAGAAATGGTGGTTGCTCAATGACGCTCGCGAAGAAATTCTATACTCAGCTACGCACATTAATCACCCATCTGCTATATGGTGTCGCAGTAGCATCGAGAATTATAATTGGTTGGTAGATCATTTCTTCGCTTTGATGAAGGAATATACTTACCGTTATGATAAAGAACATAAATGTTTTGGTGAGTTGAGTTTTGCTTTATGCACTCCTCCCAAAAATTTAGAGACATACGATATGACTCTTATGCCTTCTGCTATGGCTGACGAATATAAAATATCAGAAGATCCTATCGTAAACTATCGTAATTATTACAAGATGGGTAAGACTCATCTTCATAGTTGGAAAAAACGTAACCCTCCGGAGTGGATGAATGAGTAATATGTTTCAGGATGTAAAAGAATTTCAGACAGCAGTCGGTCAGAATGTAGGAACCGAACCAAAGTTTCCTGGTGGCGGAGAACGTGTTCTGCGTATGAAGTTGTTGAAAGAAGAGTTTGATGAATACAACGAAGGCGAATACCATAATGATCTGGAGAACATTGCTAAAGAGTTGGCTGATATTATTTACATTGTTTGTGGTACTGCTGTATCTTATGGGATTCCGCTCGACCGAGTCTTCGACGAGGTTCACCGATCAAACCTTTCTAAACTAGGAGACGATGGAAAGCCCCTCCGTAGAGAAGACGGTAAAATTCTTAAAGGACCGAATTATTCTCCGCCAAATATTAAGAAGATTCTTTACGGCGTTGAATAGATTTTAACATGCCTTCTTTAATTTTCTGGCGATGTTCTTCCGAAAGACTTTTACCGTACATTGGATTTTTGTCGCCAGTTTTTGACGCTGATAATCTTTTTCTGGCTTCTTCTGATGGAAACTTATTTTTATAACCTGTAATGCCTTTATTCCATGGAGTGTTACCAATTTTGGAATTACTAAGTTTCGATCTTGTTTCTTCTGAAATAATCGCATTCTTTCTGGATGGCGGGCAATCTCCACCATCTGTTCTATTTAAAAGAATACCAGATCCTATGTCTTTTCGACCATACCATCTGATATATCTTCTTTCCAGAGCAAGAGCTCCAATATTTGAAAGATTGGTTTCTAAGAATACAATTCTGGAAGAATCAGAAGGAACAGATATTCCTTGGTGTTTTACAAAGGCACGATTTCCCTTGCCTTTTCCTATATAATAGGGTAAATTAGTTTTGCGATTGATGTAAGCGTAGACGTAATAAATAAACATAGCTGGCGCTCCGAGTTAGCGTTAGAGTAGGTGAGGGTATGCGGCCCTGTGACCTACACTTATTTATAAAATGGAGAATTTTGACGATGGTAAGACGTATTGTTGCTAAAACTAAAATTGATTGCGAACATTTGCTTGGGCAGTTTGTTGACGAAAGCAATTATGATATTCTAATCGAAGAAGATACAGATTGTTATATGCCGCCGCTTTGTGATGTTGCCACCAAAGCTATGTGTGGTATGACAGATTGCGAAGATTGCGGTAAGGGTAATGATGAATTACGTATCGCATTTAAGTTCCGTAAAAATTATTTCAGCAAAGAAGAACAAGATTCAGCGTATCGTGGTTTAAGAGAAGCCGCAACAGAGAGTCAGAACCGTGGTCTTGCTGCTGGTCCTCGTGGTGATATGCTTGCTACTGAAGGTCGTGGTGGTAGAGATTGGGTTACGCCATATCAGATGGAGATGCTTGAGTTCTTGATGGATGATGGTGCTTCTTTGTTTGATGATAATTCTGTAGCAAAGATTCGCGAGAAGTATAAGAACGGTGGACCAAAGGGTGTTGACGAAACACGTGGTACTGTTTGGTTACGTTCTGAAGTAACAAAAGTTTATCCAGAATATCATAATTGGTTCGATAAATGGGTAGATGGTTTGTCGAACAAGCCAAAGGAGGAAGCTCGTGCAGAAGCAACCAAAGTTGCAACAGAGTGGGCATCAACCACTAACTATGCAAAGTCAGTATTCTCAGGTGTTGCTGGCTGGTATGATCGTTACCCTCGCATTCCTTATGGGCGTGCAACGTCATACACAGAAAAGCATCCAGAACTATTTAAACTTGCATACCCATTCCTCCAAACACTGAATAAAGGTTTCAAGGAATTGCTTCCTTGGCGTTGGGCTAATCAGAAAGCAGCAGCTGATAAGATTGATCCACGTTTTCTAGTTCCTGATACAGTGTTTACTACTATTACAGTAAATAAAACATTTCGTACTGCGTGTCATCGAGACGCAGGAGACTTGGATACTGGCCTAAGTAATCTACTAGTGCTAGGCACAGGAGACTACACAGGAGGATACCTTGTTTTTCCGGAGTATCGAGTTGCTGTTAATGTGCGTCCTGGTGACCTTCTTCTTGTCAATAACCATGAAGTTATCCATGGAAATACCCCTATTGTTCTTAACAATCCTGATGATGCTACTTGTGAGCGTATTTCTGTAGTTTGTTATTTCCGTGAAAACATGCTTGAACTCAAGTCTTATGAATATGAAGCATTACGCAAACAGTATGTAGAAGAACGTCGCATGAATAAAGCGCATCCGTTACAGCGTCCATTATGGAATGGTGTATCGCCAGGAATGTGGGAAGATAAAGAATGGTATGATTATCTTCACGCCCATGGGATGACAGATCCTTATGGCAAGGCTGAAGAAGCAACACTTGAAGGATTCTTTTAATGCATTATGAGATTGCTATTCCATCATACAAGCGTCCAGAAACTATTAAGAAGAAAACCTTAAAGGTTCTGGAAAGTTACAACATTGATCCGTCACGAATTACAATCTTTGTGGCGGATGAAGAAGAACTTGCTAAGTATAAAGATTCTCTTAAGGGCACACCCTATCAGCGGTTAGTTGTTGGTGTTCATACTATTGGTGCTCAACGTAATTTTATTGAGAAGTATTATCCTGAGAGAACTAAACTCGTCATGTTCGATGACGATGTTGAAGAAGTTCAAAAGAAAATCAGCGAACAGAAACTTGGTCGTGTTGAAGATCTAGAAAAAGAATTTATCATTCCAGGATTTGAAGAATGCGAAAAAGTAGGTGCGAAGACTTTCGGGATTTATGCAGCCTCAAATGCTTATTTCATGAAAGAAAGAGTTTATACCAAACTTTGTTACGTTATCGCTTCAATGTTTGGCGTTATCGTTGAACATGATCCATTCCTAGAGCGTGTAACAAACCATGGCGAAGATTATGAATATTCTATTCGTCAGTATGTAAAGAATGGTGCTGTTGTTCGCTTCGATTATCTTACAGTTAAATCAAATTATTACAAAGAGGATGGCGGATTACAGACAATCCGCACTAAAGAATATGTCTATGAATCTATTAAAAAGATTGCAGACATGTTCCCAGATTTGTGCACGATGTATATTCGCGAGTCAACTGGTAATGCTGAGTTGAGACTAAAGGATATGCGTAAAGAAGTTGGTAATACATTGGAGAGCTTTTTCGGATGACCAATACATATAAATTTCAGAATGGTGACTATTATGGTCAACCGCTTTCTGCGTCAGGCAATATTTCTGGCGCAACTGCTTCAACTTGGCCACCTAAATATAAGTATAAGGAAGATCAGATTATTCGTGACTTCCACGCCTATATAGATAAGACGTATGGGCAGCATTATATGACTGAAGAAGAGAATATAGAATGTTTCGATGTGTGGCTTGCTCTTGGCGATTCTATGCCTACCTTCCGAAACACTGCTATCAAGTATCTTTGGCGCTATGGTAAAAAGCATGGCAGCAATAAAGACGACTTGCTAAAAGTTCTTCACTACGTTATAATGATGCTTTACGCAGACCATTATAAGGATAAGAAATGAAGACTCTCGAAGAGTACGAAGAAGAAAAGAGAACGATAAGAGAAAAGTTTGGCACAGGTATTCAGTGTCCAGCTTGTGGCGACGAATTAGTTTTATCTGAACCAGGTTCCATTTTACTTACGTATCCTCCTCGAAAGAAAGTTCATTGTAACACTTGCAAATATCATAATACTATTACATCATAAGAAAGGTATATTATGGAAATAAAGATCCCGATTGAGAAACTAAGAGAGCGTGGCTTATTCGTTGCCACTCCAATGTATGGCGGGCAATGTGCTGGTATGTTTGCTAAATCTTGCGCAGACTTATCCGCTATTTGCACCCAGTATGGTATTCCTCTTCAATATTATTATCTGTTTAATGAATCGTTAGTTACACGTGCACGTAATTATTGCTGCGATGAGTTCATGCGTTCTACTTCAGAACATATGATGTTTATTGATTCGGACATTGGATTTAATCCTCAAGATGTTATCGCTCTTATGGCTCTTCAGGCTCAGGACGAAGATCTATATGACATTATCGGTGGTCCATATCCTAAGAAGTGTATCTCTTGGGAAAAGATTAAGCATGCCGTAGATAAGGGTGTTGCTGATGATGATGCCAGTGTTCTAGAAAAGTTCGTTGGCGATTATGTGTTCAATCCAAAGGGCGGGCAGCAGTCTATTCCTCTTAGTGAACCAGTCGAAGTTCTTGAAATTGGTACTGGCTTTATGATGGTTTCTAAGAAGGCCATGAAGAAGTTTGAAGATGCGTATAAGGATCAGTATTCTTATAAGCCAGATCATGTTCGTACTGAACATTTTGATGGTAGTCGTGAGATCCTACAGTATTTCCAGGCAGAAATTGATCCTGTTTCTAAGCGTTACCTTTCAGAAGATTATTGGTTCTGTCAGAAGGCACAGGCAATTGGTCTACGTACATGGTTCTGCCCATGGATGAAGATGCAGCATGTTGGAACCTATATCTTTGGTGGTTCTCTTGCTGATCTTGCAAGTATTGGCGCTTCAGCTACTGCCGATCCAGGCCAGTTGAAGAGCAAGAAAATGATGAAGTCTCAAAACAAGTGATAGGAGAAATATATAATGAAGATTGATACTAATACAGTTAATGTTTTAAAGAATTTTGCTAAGATCAATCCATCTATTGTTGTTCAGGAAGGTAATGTCCTCAAGACTATTTCTCCTTCTAAGACAATCATGGCAAAGGCTAAAGTCCCAACAGAGTTCACTCAGCGTTTTGCTATCTATAAGCTAGATGAGTTTATTGCTCTTCTATCAACGTTCACTGATCCAAACCTACGTTTCGAAGACAAGCTAGTTTATATTTCGGAAGATCGTCGTACCAGCCATTATACCTATGCTGATGAAAGCACAGTTACTAAGGCTCCTGATCGTGAAATTAACTTGCCTTCTGTTGACGTTACCTTTACACTAAAGGAAACTGATCTTCGTGAAGTTGAGAAGGCTGCTGGTATTCTTTCTCTTCCTGAAATCGCTGTTGTTGGCGATGGTAGCAAGGTTTATCTTGTTGCAACTGACAGCAAGAATACTTCTTCAAAGGATTTCACTGTAGAGATCGGTGAGACTAATAAGGCATTCAAGGCTATCTTTAAGGCTGAGAACATCAAGATTATTCCAGGCGATTATGAGGTAAGCATTTCCTCAAAGGGTATTTCCCTATTCTCTGGTAATGATATTGAATACTTTATTGCTGTTGAGCAGAACTCAACTTTCTAATAGTTGGGGACTTCGGTCCCCTTCTTTTTCTTTATATTATGAGGTGAATGATGAACGAAGAATTTTTGTGGGTAGAGAAGTATCGTCCAAAAACAATCGAAGATACTATTCTTCCTTGTGATCTGAAGGCAACATTCCAACAGTTTGTTGATCAAAAGAATATTCCCAATCTTATTTTATCTGGAACAGCAGGTGTCGGCAAGACGACCGTAGCACGTGCTATGCTTGAGCAACTTGGTTGCGATTATATCGTCATTAATGGATCTATGAATGGTAACATTGACACTCTCCGCAACCAAATATTGGACTTCGCCAGCAGCGTATCTCTTTCAGGTGGAAGGAAATATGTCATCCTTGATGAAGCGGACTATCTTAATGCCAATTCTACTCAGCCCGCTCTTCGCAACTTCATGGAAGAGTTCTCAAAAAACTGCGGCTTCATCCTTACATGCAACTTCAAGAACCGTATCATTGAACCCCTACATTCAAGATGTTCGGTAATTGATTTTAAGATCAGCAAGAAGGCTATGGCCAAACTTGCTACGCAGTTCTTCAAGAGACTAACTTTTATTCTTCAATCAGAAGGAGTTGAGTACGATCAGGCGGTTGTTGCTGAAGTAATTAACAAACACTTCCCAGATTGGCGTCGTGTTCTTAATGAGATTCAGCGTTATTCTGCAACAGGTAAGATTGACTCTGGTATTCTAGCCAATATGTCAGAGGCATCTATTAAGGATCTTGTTAATCTTATGAAAGACAAGAACTTTACTGAGATCCGTAAGTGGGTTAAGAACAATCTAGATACAGATGTTAATGCTTTGTTTACTCAGTTCTATGAGTATTGCGCAGAGTTAGTTACCAAGTCAACTATTCCAGATTTGGTTCTTATCCTAGCTAAGTATCAATATCAGAATGCTTTCGCTGCTAATACAGAGATTAACTTTGCTGCATTTTGTGCAGAAGTCATGGTAACTTGCGAGTTCCTATGAGTAAGTTCGTCAACGTATTAGGGGAAGTCAGAGACTTCGAGAAAGAAGCAGTAGGTTTCTTTGGGAATTGGGCTAAACATGCTTTGGAGAACAAGACAGCTAAACCAAAATACGACTGGCGGTATGAGAATAGTATTACGAATGGGAAAAAACCAGTCGAAATTGATGGCGATTATTCTCAGTGGAGAACCAATAATATATTATCGAATTACCGACAGACTATTCTATACGCGAATGAGATGAATATCAATTATGACGTAACTGATCAGATGCATTATGATAGGTTATATTATGGTATTCGTAAACAAAAAATGTATAGTAAACCAGAAACTAAAGAAGAAAAGAAAGCTAGAGAGAAGCAAGAAGAACTCCACGACTTAATTTCAAACTACTATAAATATAATGCAGTTCGCACAAAAGAAGCGTTAAAGGTTCTTACGGCGGAGCAAATCGAAATTATAAGAAATAAGAACAATAAAGGTGGAGTCAAATGAATGAACTTCTAGATTCTTTAGTTGAGGTGAGAATAGCCGAAGAAGAAGATTTCCTAAAGATCAAGGAAACACTAACTCGTATTGGCGTTGCTTCCCGTAAAGAGAAAAAACTTTATCAATCTTGTCATATTTTTCATAAGCAGGGCAAGTATTATATCGTCCATTTCAAGGAAATGTTTTTGATTGATGGTAAGCCATCAAACTTTTCCGAAGAAGATATGGGCAGACGTAATAAGATCATCGATCTATTGCAGGAATGGGGATTGTTAAAGGTTGTAGAACCTGAAAAGATTTCCGAACCAGTAGCTTCTATGAGCCAGATTAAGATTATCAATCACAAAGAAAAGAATGATTGGATCTTGGAGGCTAAGTATAATATGGGTCGTAAGAAAAAGTAACTGAAGGGATTATATTATGTGGCCATTTAAGATTGAGAAAAAGAATAATACACCAGCCGATGAAAAGCTAGAACAGATTAGAAATATTCTGTTCCCTCCTTGTAAATTAAATGAGGAGATGGATAAAGACGGCAGTATATACAAATGGCAAGTTGATTATTCTGTTGACATGAATCTAGATGCAGCTTTGACAGACCTGGAAGAAGGGCATAACGACCAAGCTGTTCATAATACCATAAGGGATATTTCTAAAAGACTATATAGTATCAGACATATACTTGATGCATATATGGAACTCGATCCTGAAGCCAAGTATATTATGGTAGAGAGCAGTAAGGATACTATGGATGACAGAGAAATCGATTGAAGAAATACATTTCGTTAAGTATTCAGAACTATTGCCTATAGTATTAGAAGCAGTTATAGATTCTAGATACAAGTATTTAAAAGAAATGGACTATGAAAATCATAGTTATGCTAGACAAATACTCGAGAACGAATACAAACCTTCAGTAAAAAAGCTCAAAGAGATACTAGATATTATTGCTTGACTTTTTCCAGGAATAGGGTATAATGAGCATAGTTAGGAGAAACCTATGTCTATGCATATCCTTCCCGCTTACTACACAACGACTGTTAGTAAACGTAAGCTCAGCCGTAAGAGTAAGGCTAAGTCCAAGGTAATATCAGACCACGATAAGTGGTTGATAAACAAAGGATTGCATCCCGATCAGATCCGTCTGAAAAAAGATAAAAAAGTGCTTGACAAAATGTTCCGTTCGGGGTATAATGATTCTATGATGGTTGATCGTTCCACCCGTTCCTATGACAATAAACAGCTAGTCGCTGGGGATTGTCCGAAACGGGATATTATGACCAATCTTCACAAAGAACCAGATCACGTTCAGAAGGAGATCCTGAGGAAAGCGAGTCTGGTGATGCCGCTCTATAATAAAGGCGGACTACAATATGCTGGTCCCGATGTCGATTTGACGACCGTAGGGACGAAATCCAGGAGAGGTTAGTATGGCTCAGGTTAAGCTAAGTGATGTCTTTATGAATGTCTCAGAGAGCGTTACTTTGAATCGTTACGAGAATGGTTGGATGGTCGAGGTCTCTGGCAACGATCATGATGACTCTTGGCAGAATAAAAAGTTTATCTTCCCCGACCTAAAAAATGTCTTGACTTTTGTGGAAGAATATAGTAAGATTAAGTTAAGCTAGGAAAAGGAGTTACGGATATGGACATGGTTCAAGTTCAGCTTCAAGACGAGACTGGTAACTGGCGTACTTATTCGTGCACTCAGAATATCCCGCAGCTTTATCGGGATAATATGCGACAGTTGCAGTGGCAGTTTCCTAATGCCCGTATCCGCACTGTCGATTCGAATGGTCGTGTAATCGACATCTTTTAATAGGAGATAATATATAATGGTTCAGAATGCAACTCAGTTTGATAAGGTGTTTGAGGCTCTAGTTAATCGTGGCGAGGAACTGTCTGCTGCTCAGATTAAGTCTCGTTATGGTGCAGGTAATCCGCACGATCTTATTTACAAGATTCGTCAGATGGGTTACGCAGTTTACCTAAATAATCGCACCGATTCTAAGGGTCGTGTCACTCAGAAGTATCGCGTAGGTAAACCAAGTCGCAAGCTAGTCGCTGCTGGTTACCGAGCATTGGCCGCTGGTCTCTAATTAAAGAGGGCGGTCCTAGTGGCCGCCTTTTTTCTGGGAGTGTGTGTCCGGAATTGGTTACGGCAAGGTCTGCAAAACCTAAAATATGTGGGTTCGAGTCCCATCACTCCCTCCAATAACACTTAGATAGGTACAGGCTCGTGCGAGCAAGGCGCCAGTAAATACTGATGCTCAAACCTTGTATCTTTATCCGTGGGCTCTGGTTGCAACCATCTCCGTCCGAGATATAGTAAACCTGTATCTTTCTAAGTGTTATATTGTTCCATAGCACAACGGTTAGTGCAAACGACTGATAATCGTTAGATCTAAGTTCGATTCTTAGTGGAACAACCAAGAATACTCCCATATGCCGACCTACCACATGCGGTTTTGGGGAAGGGCTGTGTGGTAGCAGCCCGAGAGTTTATGGTCCCTTCGTCTATCGGTTAGGACATCAGACTTTCAATCTGAGAAGAGGAGTTCGATTCTCCTAGGGATCACCAGTTTATGGACGAGTAGCTCAGTTGGTAGAGCAGCCGACTCTTAATCGGCTTGTCGTGGGTTCGATCCCCTCCTCGTCTACCATTTGGAACATAACAACAGGACGCTGGCTCTGTGAAGTAAGATATCGGGTTGATCTCCGAGAAGGTATGGAGAGTGTTATGTTCCTACTTTATTTTGGACCCATAGCTCAATAGGTAGAGCAGTTGACTTTTAATCAATAGGTTCCCAGTTCAAATCTGGGTGGGTCTACATAAGCACTCCGAATCACTAAATAGCAATGACAATAAGACTATTAGTGATTCGGAGGTTAGCGCAATGCACTTTATTATTTATAAAGTTACAAACAAATTAAACGGTAAAGAATATACTGGAAAGCATCAAACAGAAAACCTTAATGATGGTTATATGGGTTCCGGTAAATTAGTTAGATCTTCTATTAATAAATATGGAATTCAATTTTTTTCGAAAGAAATCTTGCATATTTTCGATAATGAAGAAGAAATGAACGCTAAAGAAAAAGAATTGGTCACAGAAGAATATTGTGATAGAACAGATACATATAATATATGTCCTGGTGGTAATGGTGGGTTTGGGTATATCAACAGAACAATAGATAGAACTTCTCTGAATAGAGAAATATCTTCTAAAAGAGACTATAAAGACGAGCAGTATAGATCTAAACTCTCTAGAAGAACTAAAGAGGGTATGAATACGCCAGAATTAAAAAAATATATTTCTGACAAATTGAAAAAACATTGGAAAGAAAATGGCCATAATTGGGTTGGTAAATCACACAAACCAGAATCAATTGCTTTGATGAAAGAATCATCTAAGGGTAAACATGATGGTTCTAAGAACAGCCAGTATGGCACTTGTTGGATAACTAACGGTTCTATTAATAAGAAAATCAAGAAAGAAGAACTTGACTTATGGGTAGAACAAGGATATTATAAAGGTAGAAAATTGGGGGCGTAGCTCAATTGGGAGAGCGCAGCACTGTCACTGCTGAGGTAGCGAGATCGAAACTCGTCGCTCCCGCCACTTATATATGGGGGATGGTGTTGGTACACAGGGAGACCTTATAAGTCTTTCAGCGCCCGATTAGCGTTCTCGACTCGGTTCGAATCCGGGATCCCCTACCAAATGGAGAGTTGGCTGAGTGGCCTAAAGCACTCGTTTGCTAAATGAGCGTAGGAGAAATTCTACCGTGGGTTCGAATCCCACACTCTCCGCCAAAAAAGTTATTGACTTGTTGATAAATTTTTAGTAAGATAACTAAATAGAATACTTGATAATACGCCAACGGATTAGATTGCGGTTCGAAACGTGGACAGTAATACGGTTGCAGTCAATCCCGACTAACCTGCGATGGTTAGCGCCTTGATCGGTGTAGTAGGAAACGGTGCGAGGAGAGCCTATAGGTTATTTCTAGTCCGTTGGCGTATTATCAATGGGGGTGTAGCTCAACTGGGAGAGCAGCTGCCTTGCACGCAGCAGGTTGCAGGTTCGATGCCTGTCACTTCCACCATTTGGAGGATGGCGTGCCTGGGGCACACACTGTCTTGAAAACAGCGCCACCGAAAGGTTGATGGTTCGATTCCTTCATCCTCCGCCATTATCAGTGAAGTGTTACGGTAGCACGGGACTCTCCAAAAGTCTAGGCGTGGGTTCGACTCCTACCACTGGTGCCAGAGAAGTCAGAAAGGTGTCAACACAAACTCTTTAAAAGTCGTTTGTTGTCCGTGCCCTAAGAAGGTATATCGAAACGTATTCGGTTCGCTGGTAGGTCGGCAAGATGTCGAGGAGTCCTCATAAGGCTTTAAAGGTTGGTTTGATTCCAACTATCAGCACCAGAGGTGGTTGTCTAAGTTGTATAGACATGCGAACGAGGCTACCTTGCCTCAACCGCTATCGGTTGTCTAAGTTGTATAGACATGTGAATGAGGCTACCTTGCCTCAACCGTTTCTGTTTATTGCGGGCGGGAGGTATAGTATCTCGCTGGTCTCATAAACCAGTAGAAGTTGGTGCAATTCCAACGCATCGCATCCAGTTTTATCCGAGTGTAGCGCAGCCTGGTAGCGCATCTGGTTTGGGACCAGAGGGTCGTTGGTTCGAATCCAGCTACTCGGACCAATTCGCCCGCTTCGGCGTAGAAAAATAGAGCGCATGTAGGACCGAGTGCAGACAGCGTATAAATTGAGCCAAACTGTGAAAAGTGCACAAGTAGCAGAAAGGCGAACGAGTCTTCGGTCCAGGGAATTTATGGGGGATTAGCTCAGCTGGGAGAGCAACTCTTTTACACGGAGAAGGTCGGCAGTTCAATCCTGTCATCCCCTACCACTATTCCAGTGAATCGCTATGGACGCATAGAGGGGTTGCTGGCAGGGTAACGATTAGCAGAGAGGCGTGTGCAAACCTGCTACCACGTGCCCGTAAGTTTATGCCCCAATAGCCCAATTGGTAGAGGCGTTGGTCTTAGGAACCAAAGGTTGGGAGTTCGAATCTCTCCTGGGGCACCAATTGTAGTATAGGAAAACATTCGGGACTGAGAGCCTATACCTCTGTGAAGTCCCAGCTCAATATGCTCGTATCGTCTAGTGGTCAGGACGACACCCTCTCAAGGTGTAGAGTCCGGTTCAAATCCGGATATGAGCTCCATGCGTCGTTGGTGTAGGTGATCCGCACGTCGGTTTGAAGCTCCGAAGGACTTAGTTTGATTCTAAGATGACGCACCATTATAGGTCAGTGACGGAAGAGTAGACGTGGCGCTAACGCTGGGCGCTGTTGTTTTTCGTCCGGAAGAAAGACAACGTGTAGGTGCAACTCCTACCTGGCCTACCAAATCATGCTCCTATATCCCAACTGGTAGAGGACGTTGACTCAAAATCATCGCTAGTGTCAGTTCGAATCTGACTAGGAGTACCAAATTATGACTATCTTTGTTGTTAGTGATACGCACTTTGGTCATGCTAATATACTCAACTTCAAACAGGAAGATGGTTCTCCTGTTAGAAACTTTTCTTCTGTTGAAGAAATGGATGAGCATATGGTTGAACGTTGGAACAGTGTTGTTTCTGATTCTGACATTGTGTATCATCTAGGTGATGTCTATTTTAGTAAAGGTCATCAGCATCTTTACAGATTGAAAGGACGTAAGCGTCTTATTCTTGGCAACCATGACAACGCTAAGAATGAACACATACAGAAAGTCTTTCAAAAGATTATGGTCTGGAGAATGTTTCCGGAATACAATTGCACTCTGTCGCATATTCCGTTGCATGTTTCTAGTCTGTATAAAACAAAGTATAATGTTCATGGACATGTGCATCGTAATAGTTTGCCCGATGAAGCATACAAGAATGTTTCTGTTGAGGTAATTGATTACACACCTGTTCCATTACTGGATTGTCTGGGTAGCTCAACTGAATAGAGCATCGGTCTACGAAACCGAAGGTTGAAGGTTTGAATCCTTTCCTGGACTCCATAATAGCGGATTAGAAATCTGCTTTTGTATAAATAAGTTCAGGAGGACTTATCATGATACAAAGACAGAATCAAGTAACCGACGATGAAATAATACATGCTTATAATGAGTATAAACATCTAGGTAAAATGGCCGCCAAGTTTAAATTGCCTGTAATAGAAATTTGGAGAAAGTGTAAAAAACTAGATCTGAAATTCTCTGTTGGAGGAGCAAATCAAAAGGTTCCTCTTGCTGAAATATTAGATGGATTACATCCATATTTTCAGACAGGAAAGGTAAAAAAGAAAATTCTGCAAGAGAATGCTTTAGAATATAAATGCGTTGGATGTGGTATAACAGATAGTTGGAACGAAAAACCTATAGTTCTTCATTTAGATCATATAGATGGAGATAGTTCTAATCATATGAAGTCTAATCTACGTTTCTTATGTCCTAATTGTCATTCTCAAACTAACACTTGGTGTGGCAGAAACAAATAAGGGTCGGTATACAACTAAGGACGTTGTGCGGTCTGTAAAACCGTTGCCTATGCGCTGGCCAGGATCGTTACCTGGGCGACCCACCAAATTTTGTTCGGGGTTAGTTAAATTGGTATAACGTAGGATTTTGGTTCCTACTTTCAGGGTTCGAGTCCTTGACCCCGATCCACTATTAGGAATGAAATGCAATTTACATATTTGTTTCCTACATTTTTTGCAGAAGAACAAATTGATGTTGATAATGCAAAGATTGAACAGTATTGTTATCAACGCAAAGCTATAGATAGCGGTGTTGAGATGAGTAATGTTGGCGGTTGGCACAGTGAATTTTTTGATCCGTGGATTCCAGAACTTAATGAACTTACTACGATAGTTAAAACGAAATTAGAAGAAGTTTCTGATATTATAGATTATGGTGTTAAAGCAGAAATACATAAATGCTTTATCAATATAAGTAAAAAAGGTGATTCGCATACAATACATGATCATCCTGGATCTTTTTTGTCTGCTGTCTATTATGTTAATACTGATTTGTCTAGAGGTAATATAGTATTTCATAATGATAACAGACTAATCGAATGGAACCAGGACAGTAAAAAGATTAAAAATTTTAATGCATTAAACTGTTCTTCGTGGACAGTTATGGGTTCTACTGGTAAGTTGATAATTTTTCCTGCTTGGTTAAAACATCAAGTGACAGTAAATAATACTGACAAAGATAGAATAAGTATTGTTTATAATTGTCCAATAGAAAAGAACAATTTGCTGGGGTAGTGTAATGGTAGCACCCGAGTTTGTGGAGCTCGGAGCCTAGGATCGATACCTAGTCCCAGTACCACTAATGCTGCTGTGGCCGAATGGTAAGGCAATTCATTAGTAATGAATAGATTGGGAGTTCGATTCTCTCCAGCAGCACCATAAAAAAGACTTGACATTTTTTACATCTTGGGGTAATATATAAATATGAATGATATGAACTTCCCCAACTACTATGTATGTAAAGAGTGTTCTCGAGTTACTCGAACGTATCCTATTGGTTGCGATCGAGTGATGTGTCAAGTAAAGAAAGATATGATCAATGATATCTGTTGGTCTTTAATCTGGATTGCCGCAGTCTGCGGAGCGTTGTATTATATTTTTATTCCCGTGTAACTCAGTTGGTAGAGTAGGTCGCTGTTAACGATTTTGTCGGAGGTTCGAGTCCTTCCTCGGGAGCCAATTAGGTTGGTCGCTATAAATAGACTCGTGTGGATCCACGGTTAGACCACTTCTTTTGGAGAGTCAAAATGAAAAAGATCTTTGTTGCTCTAGCGTTAGTTCTTGGTATTAGTATCTCTCAACCAGCAAACGCTCAGTACTGGGGCGGATATGGTTACGGTTATGGTGCTGCTTATGGTGCTATGGCTGGCGCTGCCATCCTTGGTGGTGTAATTGGTGGAGCAATTGCTTCGCAGGGTTATGGGTATGGTTACGGCTATGGTCCTTATGGTGGTGGATACTACGCACCATATGCTCCTCCGGCTTATTACTACAACCCTCGTCGTGCTTATTACTACGGATACTAAGATGAAAAAGTTAGCAGTAGCATTGGCTCTTGTGTTAGCAACTCCTGCTATGGCTGGTAATTATAACATTGATTACTGTAACAACTGTAACATTAATGTTCAGAAGCCAGTCGTAAAGAAGGTAGTTAAAACAGTTCCTGTGGCTGTTGAGTATGTTCCTGCTGGCCCTGGACCAATTAGTTCAACAGTAATGGTTCCAGTAGCAGTTCCTGTTCAGCCTGCTCCGTTGGTTCCTGTTTATAATTATGTACCAACTCCAGAAGCATCTAACATTTATTCGCCTCCTGGTTACCCAACTAATGTTCCTGTGGCAGCTGCTGGTAACTGTGCGATGTATGTTGATCCTTATGATCTGTTCGGTCAGTTGTTTGGTGGAGCAGATTTGGTTCAGAGTTGTTTGGTTCCTGCGTATTAATGCCGGCATAGCTCAGACGGTAGAGCAGTTCACTTGTAATGATCAGGTCGTGGGTTCGATTCCTGCTGCCGGCACCATTGGGAAATAGTTTAATCGGTAAAACCACGGACTCTGACTCCGTTAATCTTGGTTCGAGTCCAGGTTTCCCAGCCATCTAAAGGATATATATTATGGATCATAAGACTAGCGCCATCATAAAGATTGTTTGTTTCTTTGGAATAACAATCATGATAGGTTTTATAATTTCCGATATTCATATGCTTTCTAGTAATTAATGCGGGTGTAACTCAGGGGTAGAGTGTCAGCCTTCCAAGCTGTTCGTCGCCAGTTCGAATCTGGTCGCCCGCTCCAATTCTTATGGTATGTAATGTCTCGTGATAAAAAATATATGGACTTTGTCCGTAGACTAGCTACCTCCAATAACATGAAAATGAAACTGGCAGCGTGTCTCGTTATTCGTAACGAGATTATCTCTGTCGGTTTCAATTCAGATAAATCTCATCCTCTGCAGAAAAAGTTCGCAAAGAATACTGATGCGATCTTTAAACATGCAGAGGTAGATTGTATCATCAAAGCGTTGAAGATTGTTGATGAAGAAGATCTAAAAGATGCCACTCTTTATGTCTATCGTGTTAAGAAACAAAACAAAGGCGATAGTAGTTGGGTGAGTGGACTGGCAGAACCTTGTCCTGGCTGTAAGAAAGCCATAGAACATTTTGGTATTAAACGTACGGTATATTCTACCGATGAAGAAGGTCTAATAGGATTTATCGAGCAGTAAATATATCTATCACTTTATTAACATAATCCCCACGATCCTTTACGAATAGCTGTGGTTCTTCATGATCTACTGCTATCATAATAGCGATCTGGGGAATTTGTATTTTATACATATACTCAAACATCATAGAATAGACTGTGGTCTGTAAAAAATAACTGGTGATCCACTCTTCTTTTTTAAGTTTACGGCTTGTTTTAAAATCAACGATAGAAGGAACTCCATCAAATTCTGCGATAAGATCGCATCGCCCTGCTGTTTTTAAAGCAACAGAGTAGAGAGGAAGTTCGATACCTAGAATGTTATCAACGTGTTTATCTATGAGCGTCTGAAGGCTTTTAAAAGAATCAACTCCAGAAGGCATAGCACCCCGAAGATAATCTTCTTCGTTGAGGACATAGCGCTCGGCGAGCGAGTGTACGGCGGTTCCACGTCGAGCAGCCTGTGTAGAAATTTTCCTAGCTTCTTCCTCACCGACTTTAGCTCTCCATTCTAGTAGTGCGGTTTTGTCCATTGACTCTGAGATAACAGTTGTTACCGAGCGAAACTTTTCTCCACTCGGTAACACATAGTAACGGATACCATCTATAGAAGTTGTTTCAATTTCAACTTCTGGTACTAGATTATGTTTGAATATCTTTCGCAAATCCATTTTCCATCTTGTACTTCGCATCCATACGATTGGTCACGACTATTTTATTGCCAGTTGGTTCTTTAACAGTAGCAATCCATTGAACAGCTACTGGGCCAATGCCTCTAGCCATCCAATATCTAGCGCCACCAATCTTTGAACCCCATGCCTGTTGATACACTAATGTAACAACATCCTTATATGTTTCGCCCATGGCATTAGTCCACTTGTCTATCTTTCTTTCATAAACAAATGACTGTGTGCCATTGAGCATCTGTGGCGGAGAACAAGCAAAGAAATCTGACTTTGGATTGTTCTCATATTTCTTACCGATCTCGCAGTAATCTCCCCACCAAATAGGTTTCTTATCTTGGAACACAACCTTGTTTCTGTTTCCGAAGATCTTAGTAGAGATACTTTCTTTCTCGATAATATTATCGTCTCGCCATTCAGCAATACCATAATTCAATTTGTATCGTAGATACCAAGTGTCTTTCCACTTCATATCCTTATCGTAATCAACATAAAGAATAGAATTTGATGCATCATCCCAAACAAACCATGAATGCATATCTGGCATTGTCGCAGTAGCATTAGTATCTGGTTCTCTGCCAGCATCAACATAATGGAACTTGGCAATTCTACCTAACGGTGGAGCAGGCCAATAGTCCCATGCTCTAATTATGTCTTTAGCTTCTGTCATACTTGAATCCTCATCTTGTCTTTAAGAATTATATATTCTTTTACAAGAGCCGATCTTACAATATCTTCAGCGTCAAATTCTACAAGTTCAAATGATCTCATGTTCTTAACAACTCTCATGAAATCGTTAAGCCCATTCTTCTCATGCTCTCTTGTGAAGTCAGACTGCCTAAAGTCTCCACAAAATATTACCTTACAGTTATGACCAACACGAGTAATGACAGAATCTAGTTCGTGAAGAGTAGCGTTCTGCATTTCGTCGACAATAACTATACAATCGTTGAGAGTAATACCACGTATAAAAGATGTAGAAATAAACTCAACGAGATTCTTATTTTTAAGATAATCGTATGCGTCTCCTCTGCCAAATAATTCATGACAGATTGCATAGTAAGGAGCCTCATATACCTTTGTCTTTTCCTTGTTGTTTCCTGGCAAGAAACCCATGTCTCTTGTAGGAACTACTGTTCTAACAATAACAACTTTCTTATAAACACATTCTGGGTTGTTTAGAATTTGTTTAAGAGATAGATACATGGCCATGAAGGACTTACCTGTTCCAGCAATACCATGTAACATTAGATTCATATCTTCAGAGAATGCTTTGAAAGTCCATCTTTGGTTTTCCGTCAATGGATCAAAGTGTCTCAGATTAAAATTTAATTTCTCTTGATAATTTTCCTTTGGTTGTTTACCTGATTGGCGAAGAAGTCTTTTCTCTCTACGAGTTAGTCTTTTTGTTCCGTGTTCTTCTTCCATTTTACCCCTTAGAATGTGTTAATGGTCGACCTACTTATACCTTTTTGGTTTCCCTTCTTGATATGTTTCAACAGATCACGGAACGAAGCGTCAGGTTTCGCCATGCCTCTGCCAGAATGGATCATAGGAGCGCCATTTACGAGTTGAGTTACATGTGGGTTTTCTTCAAGATAAACTTCAAGAGCAGAGATGCTCATGAAGTCTTCATACTCTTCGCCAGTTTCATTGTTTAAGAACTTATACGTTGGCATCTTTGCTCTTTCCCATGTAGGAATTCTTGCCCATGGTGCCAGTGACCATGGGCGCTCCGTTAATAAGTAGCTCAACGTGTGGATGTTCCTCGATCTTCTGTTCCATCTCGGAGATAGACATTAGTTCTTCCCACTCTTCGCCAGTCTGTGTATTACGTAGCTTATAGATAGGCATTAATATTTCCAATTGTTATCAATAATATCATCAGAAATATC